GGCCTGCCTATAGCGATCGGATCGAACCGATCAGCCTGCCGGCTTGGATGACTGGCGAGGCCGCTTCACAGACCACCGAGATCGAGATGTATTGATGGAATCCACAGCACTCACCACCACCAGCTCCGGCTCGGTGTTTAGCGGCATCCAAGCCTTCGAGGATGCTCAGCGCATTGCCAAGGCACTGGCTAGCAGCACGCTGATCCCGCCGCAGTTTCAGGGGCAGCACGGTTTCGCCAACTGCTTGGTCGCGCTTGAGATCGCCAACCGGATGGGCATCTCGCCCTTCCTGGCGATGCAGCACCTGCATGTGATCCACGGCCGCCCATCGTGGAGCAGCAGCTTCATCATTGCGATGGTCAACGGCTGTGGTCGGTTTAGTCCGCTGCGGTTCGAGCTGAGCGGCAGCGGCGATAGCTTGGCCTGCTACGCGATCGCCAAGGACCTTGCTAGCGGGCAGGAACTAAAGGGACCGACCATCACGATGGCGATGGCGAAGAAGGAGCAATGGGCGACCAAGGCCGGCAGTAAGTGGCAGACGATGCCGGAGCTGATGATCCGCTATCGCGCCGCAGCGTTTTGGGGTCGCCTGTATGCCAGTGATCTGCTGCTCGGGATGCAGAGCCAGGAGGAGGTGGTCGACATAGAGCCGGTGACGGTGAGCGATCCAGTGGCCGACCTGAACGCTGCTATCCCGCAGCCGGAATCCACGCCAGAGCCTGAGACCGATGAACTCTTCTGAATACCTGACCGCCACCCAGCTTGCGCAGCGATGGGGGTTGCACCCTGACACGCTGATGCGCTGGCGCAAGGCAGGCAAAGGTCCGGCGTATTTCCGCACGCCAGGCTTCGTGCTCTACCCATTGGCCGGGGTGGAGCAATACGAACAGGCCAACACCACTACCAACGAGGACCAATGAGCTTCAAGCTGAACCTGAGCATTTTCAAGTCGACCAAGCCCGAGAGCAAGGTGGACTTCAGCGGGATGATGAACATCAAAGTGGAGGAGCTGGATGCGCTCTGCCGCTTTGTGATGAGCCAAACCCCCGATCAGTACGGCAGCGTCCAGGTGCCGATCAGCGGCTGGAAGAAGACCAGCCAGAAGGGATTGGCCTATGTGAGCGCCGTGGCGCAACCGCCGCGCGACTGGGTGGATCCTGGCGATGCTGCGCAGAAGCTGGCCGCGGCCACTGATGGCGTGGTGGTCGACGTGAGCGACGATATGTTCTAACGCCCCATCAGTTCACATTCGAGCCGCGCGATCTCGTTGACGGCCTGCTGGAGCAGTTGTTGCTGGTAGCAGGCTTGTTTATAGAGAGCGACGGCCATAGTGCCCGCGTCTTTGCTGTTGAGCAGAGCGCGGGCATGTTTTTCGATTTCAAACTGCTGCTCTGCCGACAGGGTGACGGCCATCCACTCACCGAACCGCATTGTGCTAGACCAGTGGGGTACACCTGCATGATACCGATGCAATGCCAGCGCTGCTCCAGCTCGATGGTCAGAGCAGTAGCCACGAACAACAAGGAGCCGGGCGTGACCGTACGGAAACGGCAGTGTGCCGACTGCGGTTTCGTGTGGTTCACGGTGGAGCTGCCTGTTAGCCCGGCGGTGGTGGGCTGGGGGCGGATCGATGCGAAAGGGCAGAGCAAGCCGGTGCTGCGGGTACCGGTGGAGATCGCGGTCGGCAGCGAGGCCGTGTGAAGAACTGTCACACGGTGTTGGCATGTGCCCCGTAGGCAGGGCATGATTGTGTGCATCGGAGGGAAACGCCTCCACCGCACTCCCAGTCATGACCACCACCATCAACGGCCGCACCTTCGAGCTGACCGAGAACACCGCCGAGCTGGTCAATCTCCGCGCTCACATCAAGAGCCAAGGCTTCGACGGCACCATTTGGGAGGGCTTCAGCGCTCGCACCGGCCGTCAGCGCAAAGATCTGCGCTCACTGATCTATTGCACCAAGAGCGGCCAGTTCGTGATCGCTTGCTCGGTCTGAGCCCTTTGGGGCTCTCATCCACCTATCACTTCAATCCAATGATCAACCGCATCAACAACGCCATCTGCTTCCTTGTCGTCGCGGCCGTGTTCGCCATGATCGGCATCGAGGCCGGCAACCAAGCAGGCGCCACGCACTCCGGCACCCAGTCCTACATCGAGGTGCGCAAGTGACCCCCCGCCGCTTCTACTTCACGATCAAGGCCGCCAACGTGGTCGAGTGCGTGCAGGCGCACAGCCTGACGGAGGCCAAGCTGATCGCTGCCGATACATGGCTCCCATGGTGGAATCAGATCGAATGGCTCAATCCTGAATCTGTCACCGATCCCAATGTCTACCTCTAGCTCCCCCATCGCCTTCCAATGGCGCACTGACCCCGAGGATCAAGGTGTCTATGGCGAAGGCATCAGCCGGCCACGCCATGGTGCTCGCACACGCGAGTATCGCCTGCTTGTCTACCCAAAGGGCGCGCGCCCACTGACATGGATCACGCGCGCTGAATCACAAAAGCACGCGATCCTGTATGCACAGAATCGTTGGCCATCCGCTGAAATCGAACTCGCATCATGACCCCAGACCAATCCATTGTTCCCTTCCACCGTTCATTCATCCTTGCGAAAGTTATCTACCTCGACAAGGTGAATGATCTCAGTCGATCCGAACTGGATCTGCTGAACATCGAGACGCTGGCTGCATTGCAGGAGGCAAGGCACAACTACGACCTGATCGAAGACAAGCAATCCGAGGAGGCCAGTGGCGAGTATCGCCGGATGAAGATGGCCGGCTACTTCCAAGCTGCTATTCAAATCGCCCTGCAGAGCCGATGAACGACGCATCCCGCGCCCGTCTCTATAGCCTGCTCGAGGGCAGCAATACCTTCAAGGCTGGCCAAGCATCAGAGCGTGACCGCCTGCGGCTGCTGATCGACATTCGCATCGATCAGCTACGGGGTACCACCGGCATCAAGAACCGGGAGCAGCTCTGCGCTGAACTGTTGAACCTCCGTCAGTACCTCAACGAATGAAAGCCACGTTCCTCGACGATCAACGCCACGAGATGATGGAGGCGCTCTATCGCGCCAGTGGCCGCACCTGCGGCACTTACACCGGCCTGTGGGAGGAGTTTGCCCGTGATTTGGCGGCGAACTTCCGCGATACCTACTACCCAGACCTGTTCGCCAAGGTGGTCAAGGCCATGGATGCCACCGAATCGGTGATGGCCGAAAAGCAGGCGGTGACCACCAGGGTCCGCAATCGCACCCTGAATATCCGGGTGACGGACGAAGAAGTAGCAATGGCGCGGCAGATCGGCAACGGCAATGCCAGCCACGGCTATCGGCTCGCTATTCGTTGGATGGCCGACCGCTCGATCAGTGGCATCCCGCTCAGCACCATGCTGCGCGCTGCTGCTGAGATGGCGGCCGACCTTGAACGCACACCTAAGAGAGGAGCACCACCCCGTGGCTGATCTGGTCAACCACCCCCCGCACTACCAAGCGGGAACCATCGAGGCGATCGACTTCATCGAGTCGGTGATCGCCGATGCGCCGCACATGGTCTTGGCCTACCTGCAAGGCCAAGCGCTCAAGTACATGATCCGCATGTGGCTCAAGGGCAACGCGCTCGAGGATGCCCGCAAAGCGGAGTGGTATCTGAATCGACTCATTGCCAAGATGGAGTCATGCTCGAACATCTCCGCCTGAACTGGCTTGAGCGCCAAGCGCTGCAGATCCTCTGCCGCAGCGAGCGCATCGGTCTGCTGGTGATCAAGCGCCATAGCTCCCGGATGGTCTTCATCGTCCGGGATCAGACTGATCCCATTGACATCACGCAGGCTGATGAGCCGCTGTCGATGCAGCTCGAGCGGTTGTATCACCAGCCGAGCTTCGGGGAGGATGAATGATCAGGTTGCACGCCGGCCGATTGCTGCTGGTGTGCGACCGCACCGATCGAAGCTGGCACGCGCGCGTGATGCTCGGTCCGAAGGCTGAGCATCAGGTCGAGGTGGATACCGGCACCGTCCATCTGCCGGATGCGCTGCTGCGTGCTGAATCGGTTTTCCAAGCGGCGGTGGCCAGCATCAGGCCAGAGACCGCCAGCGTGATGTGCTGGGACTGCATCCAGTGGGAGATGAGTACGCAGCGGTGTGATCTGCTGCTGCCGGAGAGCAAGCGAAGTGGCGGGCGCTACGCCGCGAGTTGCGACTTCTTCCAGCGGGCATTGCCGGCGGCAGACTGATAGAGGCCGTCCTGGTCGCCGTGTCCAAGCGTGAGTTCAACACGCCAATCCGTGAGCCGTGGAATGTGCTCATCCATCAATCGCTGCAGGCAATCGATCGGCACAACATGCTGTGGATCAACTCAGGCGATGGATGGCACCTACGACAGGCGCAGGTATTGCGTGACTATGTGGCGGACCTCAAAACCTGGATCCATCGTGAGGAGGCACGGCAATGTTCGGACCTGAAGTGATCAGTCGAGATGACCGCGAGGGCGGTTACATCGAGACGCTGCTGCCAGCGGAGAAGGGGGAGGTGTATTACCGGAGCTGCGTCGGCGGCGTGTGCCGGTATAGCTCGGACTGGTTTCAGGCGGAGATCTACCTGAACCAGATGCTCAAGCCATGAAGGTGCCGCCGGTGGTCGTGTTTGGGCTGACCTGGTTAGGCGGCATGTTGCTCGCCACCATCTGGCTGACGATGTTCTGAGTGGCTGGTGATCCACTGCACGATCGCCCACTCACCGAGCGCCGACCAGAACGGTTGAGCGCGATACCAGTCGACCCATGGCTTGTGGCCTTTCTGGCTGTTGCACATCAGGCAGCAGGAGACCAAGTTCTCGCGGACCGTCAGGCCGCCGTGGACCTTAGGGATAACGTGATCGAGGGTGGGGCTACGGCCGAGGGGATCGTTGCAGTAGGCGCACCTGTATCCCCAGCGGAGGTGGATCTGATCACGGGCGGAGCGCCGGGTGACCAGGCGCGTCTCATCAATGTGGTGCTGTTCCACTGAGATCGACCGGCAGGGGAACGGCGTGGACCTCTAGGTCGAGGATGTCGTCATCACTGGGAAGGAACTCAGCGATGTGAGAGTAAATATCAGCCGGCAGCTCCTCGGGATCGGTTTCGGAGCGCACCACCAGCTTGGCGGTGATCTCGACGATGAACGCCCGCATGGGCAGTAGCCCCGGCTGGTTAAACGGTAGCGGGTGCAACCGGATCAGCCTGTGTGACAGTTCGTTAACGTGCCCTGCATCCGGGGCACTGTGCCCTGTCGGCGGGGTATTCTTTCTCTATCGACAGCCACCCGATCATGTTCTTCCTCCAAGTCAACGGCATCGCTCAGACCGGCATGATGACTCGCAAGGCCGCCATCGCTGCAGCCGAGCGCGGTCATGCTGAGCGCCCTGACGCCATCGTCGTCCTCATGAAGTTCAACCCCGTCACCAACCGCGATATCGAAGTCAAGCGTCTCTACTGATGCGAGTCCTTGTCGCCTGTGAATACAGCGGCCGAGTGCGCGATGCCTTCCGCCGCCATGGTCATGACGCATGGAGCTGTGATCTGCTCGAGTGCGAGGCCGATCCCCGTTGGCACCTGCAGCATCCAGTCGAGGAGATCCTCGATCAAGGCTGGGATCTGATGGTCGCTCATCCTCCCTGCACCTATCTCGCCATCAGCGGCATGTGGGCGACTTACTCGGGTAAGCGTGATCCTGCTTTGACCGATCAGGCCATGGACTTCGTGCGTCTTCTGATGGCCGCACCGATCCCTCGATGGTGCCTTGAGAATCCGGTGAGCATGATCAGCACCGCGATCCGCAAGCCGGATCAGATCATCCAGCCATGGGAATACGGGCATGGCGAAGTGAAGACCACCTGCCTGTGGCTCCATAATCTGCCGAAGCTCAGGCCGACTAGCTATGCCGATGGGCGTGAGCAGCGGATCCTGAATCTGCCACCATCGCCCGATCGATGGAAGGAACGCAGTCGCACCTATCAAGGGATCGCCGATGCCATGGGTGATCAATGGGGTGCGCGTGAGCTACCACCTGTTGCACAGCAGTTAGCCTTGCTCCCATGACTTACATCCTCCGCATCGGTCCATGGCACGTCGGACCGTTCAGCACGCACATCGCTGCCACCACCTTTGCGGAGCAGCACGGCTGCGACGATTACACCATGATCCCGCTGGATGATCCGGCCGAAGCGCCCGGCATGATCCACCGCCTACGGATGGCACCGCTGCAGCATCCAATGAAAAAGCCCCAGCCGTCCCGCTGAGGCCTGCTGCTCTCCCGTTGAACGCTAGCCCTTGCTGCTGGTGACGCCTAGATCTGCGTTATATCTTCCGGTCTGGGCATAGCTCCGATCCGGTCGACCGCTCACCAGCAAGAACTTCATCTGCCCGATGCGCAGGCCAGGCCAGACCGGCAGTGGATGCATCCGCCGGCTGTTCTTCAGCTCCATGGTCAGCCTGCTGCCAAACCATCCTGGATCGCACCATCCGGCCTCAGCGTGGTCCCAGCCTTCGCGTGCGCGACTTGATTTAAGAACGAATTGCGCGCCGACATGCTCGGGCAGGTTGAAGATTTCTCTGGTCTC